ACCTCCCCCTGAATTGTACGAAGATGATCGGGAGCTGACTCGGAAAAAATCGCTCTCTGCCCGCAGAATTTGATGTGCTCAAAAATCATAAGGGCAGTTAGCACAGACAAGTGCGGATAGAATGATCCGCTAATTCCAAAGTTACGAATGCCCACCTCACCCGAATAGCCACTCTCAATGAGTTCTCTTGCAGTACGCCACGTTTCCGGAGTATTCCCAAAGGCACCCCCACGCAATAACGTGTACATCTCATCTTTCGTGGCCACGTTCAAAGGTCGCCTCCCAATCTGAAAATAGAAGATGCAGTCATATAAAGCGTTGCGAACCGCTGAATTTCTTCTGCAGAAAATTGAGACACATAACCGGCGTGACCAGCCCTTAGAGATTCATCCTCTCGAGCGCGGTCATTCTGAAGAAAGCAAATGATCGCTGCGCAGTAAGCCAACAAAGAATTATTCTTTGGTCGCAAAGCTGGAGCCCCATTCAGACTTTTGTATGCATCCATACTCGTTGACTCCAGCGCGTCAAAACCACGTGCATCCCAAGTTGCGCTAACATCTGCACTAAATCTTTCTCGAGCCACAGGATCGCTTGGAAGTCCAAGTATTGACTTCCGCATATTTTCCAAAAATATTAGGTCGCCCCGATCCTGCAAACTCTCATGCAACAATCGCGTGAGAAAATCGACGGCCGCCTCCTCCAACATTTTCCGATAGCCCACGAAACCCTCCATCCCTCCGCTCTACCGGACGGTCACTCGACCGTTGTCAACGACAACGACCATGTCGGCCCGCAGCTCGTCTGCAAGCACGGACGAATGTGTCACCACCAGAATGCATCGATCCCTCGACATCGTCACCAAGGCCTCGCTTACAGCGGCGATGCCCTCCGAATCCAGGGTATCCAGAACCTCGTCGCACATGATCGTCCCAGGCGTTCGGCCAACCGCCGCGCTCCGTACCTCAGCCAACGCGAGTATCAACGCAACGTCAACGCGACGACGCTCGCCTCCCGAGCAGGCGTTGAAGGCCCCCTCATGATCCAGCCCGAGCACCTCAAGGGCGAGCTTATCGGAAGGCGCCCCCTTCTTTGTCTCCCCCTCTGTGGTCAGCCGGAGCGAGGCGCCTGGAAGCAATCGATTGATCCACACGTTGGCCATGCTTTCGAGCCCCGAGATCGCCCGCGCCATCACGTGAAGTCGGACACCTCGCAAGCCGAGCACCTTTTCCACAACCTCGAGTTCCGCAATGGAAACCTTCGCCGAGTTGACTTCGATGGTGAGCCTCTCCAGCACTTCTCGAAACGACACCATACGCCGGGCGATCTCATCAAGTTTCACCTGCTGATTTTTGGACCGCACGCTCCAATCTCTAAACCGAACGTCAGCCTCGCGCAAAGCATTGAGTTTCTTTTCGAGCGCAGAATATTCTGACTTCAAATCGGCAATATCCAAATCCGCATTTGCCATACGCTCGAGTGCCAATGCCAGGGTGCGCTTCGATTCCATCGCGGTGCGCGCAGCAGAACCTGACATTGCCTCTCGTGCCGCGTCTGTCAGGACTTGCTGGCATGTAGGGCACGAAACCATACTCTTATACTTCTGCAATTCCGAGGTTGTACGCTGGATCGCCCCCTCCAACGAAATTTTCGCGTTGCCCGCAGACGTCCTCACGCTGGTCGCCTTCATCAAATCAGTCTGGGCGGCCTTGAAATCTCGAGACATCTGCATAATCAGGGCCGACGAAATCTCTGGCGGGGCTGCCCCAAGCACCTCGCCGGCGTCGGTCATACGGGTCGCCTCTGCTTGGACCTGAAGCGCCAACGTCGTAGCGCGATGCTCTGCCTTGACGTGCGCTTCTCGCAATGCCGACAACTCCTGACGGCAACGCACAAGCCCAGCATCAAATACGTCAAGCCCCAGCATGCCTTCGAGGAAACGTTTGCGTTCCCCGTCGGTAGCACGAGAAAACGTAAACAAGTCCTGCGACGAAAATACCGAAGCCCGTTGCCAAGAATTCATGTCCCCAACAATTGACTCCAGCTCGGGCTGCCCCTTCGACGCCGATTCGAATTCTCGCAGCTCCCGGCCGCTTGGCGCCCACCTCAGCCGAACCGTTCCGTTCTCACTTCGCTCCCGCTCAACTGTAACCGTATCGGTCCACACCTTTGTCGTACTGTGCTGCTGGGGCTTGCCCCACCCTGTGCCCCGCACTGTCTTGCCCCACAGGGCCACTGCAACCGCCTCGACGATTGTGCTCTTGCCAGAGTTATGATTCCAAAATCCAGCCGCCCAGTAGTTATGAAATACTGGAACGTGGAAATCAAAATAGGGCTCTGCGACAACAGCTTGAATATCTGCAACTTTAGAAGTTGCGATGCCCGCCTCAGAAAACTCCTGATTGTGCAAATCAGTAAATTCGCTTGTCGTCAATAGGACCGGAGCGGATTCGCGCAGCCTAGAATAGCAGGAAAAAGCAGATTCCCAAAACATTCCCGATAAAAATAAATGATTTGGAGTAACAACAATATATTCTCCGGACTCAAGCGTGACCCTGAGCATAGGGGTTTCCTTGAAACGCTGAGGAGGGAGAGCTTCAGCAACTAGGATACCCTTCGGTCCAAGAGCCCAAATGTGAAACGGCTGCCCAAGGCGCCATCGGTCTTCTACTGATATAGCTGTCTCGGCAACCGGATCAACTATTTCGGTATCGCCCCGCAAGCATGCATTTTCACCCCTAATCACAACGATCCCATGCTCAGGAAATCGAAGGGAGACCTGCTTGTGCTTCATAAAGTTGTTGGTTTCGATTCGATGTATGTGACTCATGACAGGCCCACCATTTTTCTGGCTAGCTGAAGAATTCGCGCACGCTGAACATCTTGAGGCATCGGCATCTTCTGGACGTACGCGTCGAGTGCCTCGGCAAGGGTCTTCTCGGAACGTGCCGCAGTCGCCGCCTCCCGAGCTATCTCGGTGACCTGGGACATATCGAGCGAAACCTCCCCATAATGAATTAGCGACCTGTTTTTGAAAATCATCAAATCCTCCTTGGCATCGTTCAGGTCATCCGGGGCTATCAGCCAATCCACAAACAGCTTCGACCCCGCCGCCTCGAGCACCGACGCCTTGAGCGTTTCAAATCCAGCAAGGCCTTTGATCTGCAAAAATCTCGGCCCTGGGATCGACACGTATTTTAGGTTGGTGTTCCCGCCATTCGTCGAGTAGACCGCGAGCATGCCTCGATTCCGAACACCTGGGTTGTCCCACCCCGTCGGAACTAATGCACCAAGCTGAACGAAAAATGCGTTTGGAGTATTGAGCTGGATAAAATCATGCCAGTGCCCAGCGAATAGCCCATCATATCCGAATTCTGTAAGCAGTCCCTGAAGCGTCTGAAGACGCAACGAGCATTCGTCTTGCAAAAACGCTGGGGTTCCGTCGTGCGCAATCCCGAGGTGAAGAGCGAGAACGCGGGGCGGAGATCGGTCGTCGGAGGCTGAGTTCGACAACTGCTCATCCAGCCCCGCGTCCTCGCGCTGCACCTCCGAAAGTTGCTTCCGTAGCCAAACACTGGCCGGCCCATCATAGAAGGGAAGGACCACCACTTCAAGGTCCCCAAGCTTATCAATCAACGGACGGTCGACAATTTTGGCGATGTGCCGCAACGGCCCCAACGCATGGTCCCCTGGGTCGCCCGTGATGGCGTCGTGGTTGCCCGTGCTAATCACCACCTCGAGACCGTTGCTGCGAGCTTCGAGGAGCACATCCTGCGTCGCAGCGATGACACGTGGCCCGATGGTCGCCGACTCGTACAGGTCGCCGAGGATGTACAGCTTCGAGCACCCCTGCTCGAACGCTGCCTGACACGTTCTGCGTAGAACGTCGAGTACCATCCGGCAACGCTCGTTGAGCCCCGCCGTCATAATTCCACCGACTCTGCGGTAGTTGGAAATATGGACGTCCGCAACCATGCCGACAATAGACATGCTGGTTAATTGCGCTATCGGGGTGAAATTAGCTAGGACTCAATCGCGAAAGGTGTGCCCGAAAGATCGACGTCGCCATCGTAGGGATCCGCCGCTGGAACGAGCGCCAGCACAGGCTCGCGAACTGGGTCGGGGGAAGCCTCCTCCCCTCGAACTGCCCCGTCGATGATTTTTCCTGTTGGCTTTGGAAGATCCCGCAACGCCGCTCGAATCACATCCAACGTTTCTGGTGACGCCTCCGCATCGCTCGAGACGATTTTCAACTCTCTGCCCAGCACCAACAGCGAATGCGCGTTGTCCCACCCGGAGTCGAACAGCAGCCGAATTCGTGCCTTCCGAAATGGAAGACAGACCTTCGACTTGACCAGCTTGATTGTTGAGGTCAGCCCGACCACTGCCCCACCTTGCTTGACGTTGGCCCCACGCCATAGTTGGAATCTCCAACTCGAATGAAATTTGGGGGCATGTCCTCCAGGCGTTGTAGATTTATCCCCAAACATTACACCGATCTTGTCCCGAATCTGATTGATAAAAACTAACGCGGTTCGTCGGCCAGCTAGCATACGAGAAAGAATTGGAAGGGCATCCGAAAACAGTTTCCCCTTTTTCCCAACGATGCTCGATTTTCCAAACGCCTTGCCAGACTGGCCCGCCAACTCGGTGGCCGCAATCGAATCCCAAACGATGGCGTTGGGGCCAATCCCTTTCGGGATCGCTGCGAGAATATCTCGAATCGCGTCGAGCACATCCTCTGTCGTTGCCGGCTCCGATAGAATGAGGTCCTCCAGGCTCACTCCAAAAACTATCCCACGTTCGGCAATCAGCGTACGTTCGGTTTCGATGAATGCGGCGACACCACCAAGCCGTTGGGTAGCTCCTAGAATCTGGAAACCTAAGGAAGTTTTGCAGCTTCCCTCATCCCCAAAAATCTCCCCGATCCTGGCCACTGGAATTCCCCCGCAGCTTCCAAACACGTAGGAATCCAGCGCCTCAATCCCTGTCGGTATGACCTCCCGTAGCTCGCAGGCGGATCCCCACGAGGCTCGCTTTGCACACGCGGCCGTCTTCTGCAGTCGATCGAGAATCCGATCTACTGGAAGAACAGGTTCGGTGCGCGCCTCAGAAATATCCTTCTTTCTTCGCGGGACCTTAGAAAGGGATCTGGTCATCATCAAACCCAGGATCCCCATTCCCCAGATCGTCAGATATGTCAGGCATCCTAGGAGTCTTGGAGTCTTCCTTGGTTAATGTGGCAGCTTCCTGAATTTTCTTGATAGACTCCATAATCTCCGCCATCGTTGGCACGTAGGCCAACAATGTGAGGTCGGCCTGCATCGAGATCCATTCCATGTTGCCGAGTGGAGTCGACCGCCGAACGGGATACACCCGATACTTCGTGTCGATCTTGCCAGTCCCGGTTCGCTCGATCACAATGTCCAGCCCCTCGTGCGGATGGGTAAAATCCCCACCGACATCCTCGTTCGTCCTCAAGGCCAGGAGAGCCTCGTGGATGAGTTTCCCGAACCCGAAGATTATTGGTCCATCGGATTCCTGCGCACGAGCGATCACGTTTGCAAAGACACGCCTGCCAGGCCACATGTCACTTGCGGCGGCCGCATCCTTCGCGTTGCCCGTAGCTCTCAGCCGGTCCGATTTGATACAGGCCGGGCACGGGCTCTTCGCCATCATCCTCGGACAATTGAATACGAACGGCCGCTCCTGCTCCTTCAATCGCATGAAATGCTGGAAGACCGTAACGAACGGAGATCGCTTTCCGACCTGGGGGGGTAGGAAGCGCACCCGATTGGGACCGACCACGAGCTTCAAGAATTTCGAGGTCGACCGCGCGAGGTCGTCCCGCTCTCCCTGAGCGGTCTCAACCTCCCACTTACCATAGTCCATCATGCTCTCTGGCCCGACTGGAGTTATTTCGTTTGCCATGTTTTCCTGTCCTTCCTGTTTTTTCTGTGTTCTTGGATGTGTGTCTAAAACGTCTCAGCGCCTGGCGTACCCCACCCAGCCATCATGCGTTCCCGCACAGTTGGGTCACGCTCCATCTCGGCGCGTACCTTCGCGCCGAGCGACTGTAGCATATCTTTCTTCGCAGCCAAAGACTCGACGATCCCACGGATTCGGACGCGGTCAACGTCCGCCATCACATACGCAAGGTGAACGTCGCGGACCTCCTCGTCCAACGTCACCAGGGCATCGAGGTCGTCCATCGTCGGAAGCTTCCCCGTCTGCCGTAGGGGGATGCCTCTCAATCGAAAACGTGTGGCCGCCTTGGCAACCTCCCAGTCCGCTTTCGACTTGAGATAGGATTCTGTGGCGTCTGCAAAAAGCTGGTTCCAGTAGGCCAGCCTAGCCGGGAACTCAATAAACTCCTTGTTCAAATCTGACGAGTCAATCTTGACCGACTCGCACAAGAACTTCGCAAGATCATCTCGATATGAATTTGTTTCCATGGTCTCCCTATAATTACGCTGTTGCCTCGAAATCAGCAGAATCTTTCCACGGCTTTAGTGAGCCGAGCGTCTTTCCCCAGGAGACGTCAACTTTCAGGGGCACCCCCAGCGAGTTGAACCCAGTCATAATTTGGCTGACCATCCGTACCGTCTCGACGACCGCAGATCGATGGGCCTCCAAGTATATCGCGTCATGAATTGTAAGGACGAGTTTTGCCGGAACGGATTCGCGATCAATCCAATCGATGACAGAAATTATGGAAGCCAACGAAAAATCAAACGCAGTATTTTTCGAGATGACCCCCTCGCTATCAAATCGATGCCCAGGGTTATCCACGCTCAGTGTGAAAGTGGGCTCGAAAATTCCCAACTTTCGTATGGCTACCAGCGGCGACGTCGCATAAAGCTCAACCGTCATGCCATGACGTTCGGCAAACTGCGCCACCATCTGCACCGACGCCCCTCGAAATCGACGGAACCATTTCAGCCGAGCCCGCTGGGAGACCGGCGGCTTCTGGAGGCCAAGCAGAAATTCACGCTTCGCCCGCATCGTGCGAGGGCCAGCAGGAAGGCGAGGAACTAGCTCCTGCTGTGCTAGGATCGTCTCGATCACCCATGGAGGAGCCTGGTCGTTTGGCCAGCGTAGCACCTCCTGGGGTGGACCGATGCCGCACTCCCCCGCATCTGTCAAAAGAAACGACAGCCGACAACGTCCGGATCGATTGAACACACAACCGAGACCAATCGTTCGCAGAAAAATCTGCAGCTCGGCCGCGATCCTACCCCCAGAAAAAGTCATCGACCGAGTCGGCTCGCCTCGCTTCCACGAATCTCCTACCGCCGCGATCACCCCAAGGGCAAACTGCTTACGTAAGGGAAGAGTAAGCGTCCAGGCCACATCCGGAACCTTTCGGTCATCGTCTTCCGACAATCCCCACTTGCTAAGCTGCTCTAAAAAGTTGATATTGCTAGTCTTTATGATTACCTTGCTACGTATTACCCACCGTTCCGAAGGCTTCCACGTTGAAACACGCCGACGACTACGCCGCTGAGTCACCTCCGTCTGCTTCGTCCAAGTCCAACCGTGATCTGCAAGGAACGAAGAATATTTTGAAGACAGCGATGAGGGATCCTCCCGATCCTGCCGCTCTACAAAGGCTACCTCAAAGCTCTCCCCGTTCCTGCGCCCCCGCGTCGCGATGTAGCCAAGCCAATACGCCGCGTCTGGGCTTAGGGTATGGCGGCCAAACTCCAAGGGTTGCGGACGACTGAAGCAAACACGATCCCCCTCCTTCAGATCCTCAAACTTCCGAAACTCATAAGCACGCTCCCCCGCCACCAAGACCTCATGCCGTGTATCGCATCGAAGTATCTGACCATTCTGAAATTCAAGCTCGGCTAACTCACACAACCCTCGCTCAAGCTTCGTGTATGGAACCCAATGCATGCCAGTCCAAACCATACCCTCCCGTCCTGCCGATCCGATACGCTCGTACCCGTTGTGTGTGAGTATCCGAGTAGAGGCTGGAAGACACCCTTGAACTCTAGTATTGGTTGCTCCATTCTCTGCCGAAATTCGGATTGCTCTATCGTCAGACCCAACTCCAAAAAGCGGGCGTAACCTAGCGACCTCCCCATCCCACCAAGTCCATGTAAAGCCAGTCCGCTTGGTGTACTCAAGATTCTCTCTACACCATTTCGCAAGCTGTACGAATTCACCGAGAATCGCCATCCTCAATTTGCGAGCTTCCTCAACGGAGCAGCCCAACCTTTTCGCCAATCCTTGATCGGTCATATTGTAAAGCAACCCAAAGTTGATCTCCTTGCAGTCAGACCTCTGTTTGGGTCCCACTTTATCGGCAGGGATGCCCCAGAATTTCGGCGCCACCAGTTGAGCCGTCCCGAAATGAAAATCAACCCCCGACTTTAGAAGCTCAATCATGCGCACGTCGCCAGACATCATCGCAGCCACTCGTATTTCAATCTGGCTATAATCGAAGGCGACAAAGAAGTGATCCCATGGCGCAACAAACGCGCATTTGATAAGCTTCGCTACAGAATCCCTTGTCGGTAGCGTATGCAATGGAGGGTTGACCACAGACGCACGTCCTGTTCGAGTGCCATCAATCTTCACCTCCGCATGAATTCTACCATCGGCGCGAATACATTGAATAAGCGACACCCCAAAGTTAGACTTCAACTTTGCGAGTTTCCTCCACTCGAGAATATCCGCTACGACAGGATGCAAAGAGACAAGTTTCTTGAGGCTGTCTTTGTCGGTTGCTGGCCGGCCGGTCTTTGTCGTCTCAGAACTTTTCAAATTGAGAGTCTCGAATAAAAGCTTCCCAACCTGTGGCGCCGACGAATAATCAACCTTACCATATCGTTCGAGACGACTCTCGACAACCTTGAGCTGAGCGTCGAGAAAACCTATGAAGGATTGGATTGCCTCAACGTCTGCTTGGATACCCCATTTCTCCATCCTATAAATGGCGTCGGTTGATTTACTTACGAGCTTATCCCACATCCTCTGTGCAGACGGGCGGGCCGCAAGTCGCGGTCTCAGCTCAACAGCGAGTCGCGCGTGAGCTACCGCATCGCGAGCGCAGTAACGGTTGAGAATGGATACTGGGACGAGCGCATAGGCAAACGTCTTAGGATCGTCCCAATGACGCTCCACCGCTGCGACCAACGCTGGGTCAAGCTGCTCCTGAAACAGGTTCCCTTGCTGACTATTCTTCGCTTGTTCCCTGGCTACGCCGATCCGTTTCTCAGCCTGCGCCAACGCTGCATCGTTCTCATCCTTGTGCCTACCCATCCCAACCAATTCCGAAGACACTTCTAGGCTAGCAGTAATATCCACTTCGAGCAGCCGTCGAACGAGGCGCGCATCAAAATCAGCGCCTTTGACGTCAACACCCCACGCTGCAAAGGCGGAGAGATTATCGCCCTTCAGGTTGAGCCCACATTTTCGTATCGACTCGTCGGCCAAAAGCTGAAGCAACGGCTCTCGTACATCCGGCTTTGCCAAAGCAATCCTCGGCCAAACGTAAGCTGAATCAATATCCGGCGGCGCTACAGCAGCGCAAATCACTTCAAAGTATTTATCGAATGGATTCCCAGCCCATTCGAGATCATAGGCGCACCATGGGGCCTCACACCGAATCGCGTCAACTGCGTTCTTGGCATCCTCGGCCGTCTCAACTTCACAAAACTTTCCATCCCACGGAGGAGGAATCGGAACAGGAGACTCCAACGCCCACTTGACGTCCGCGTCTACCAAAGGTTGATACATTCGATTATTGGAGGCGATGTCTGGAGAGGACATAAAGAAAACTGGAATTCTGCGATCTGGCAGAGCGATCCAAGCGTAGGCTCTTCTCGTGCTAGCCAACAAAATTGACCGCCCGACCAAAGAATAAATTGCCTCCGCCCCAAGCGCAAGAATTCTAGTCGGGGCGTGCTCAGAAATCACTTGTGCTAGGTAAGGTCGACATGCGCGTATGTGTCTCAGCGAGGGCTCTTCCCTTCCGGAGTAACACCTAGTCGCATATGCCAGGACAACAGGACCAGCCCAGCTCTTCGAGACCAGATTCCGAATCCTCATATTCGCCGAGCCCCGAAAAATACGAGCGGTGCTATCCTCAACTCGGCTGGGACCAGCCCCAATCACAAGCAATGTCTCAGACGGATCTCCTCCAACGAGGCAACCAGAACTTGTCAATACTTCGGTAGAAAGACAGCGAGTCTCTGCGTCAGCGCCGAGTTCGCAGCGACTACAGGCAGAGTTTCTCTCTAGACCAGAAACCCTACTGATTGGAGCTTCCGGAATAGAGGGGTATAGCGAATGAATTCGCACAAGAATCTGCTAAGCGTTGAACAGAGACACGCCACGCTTGACGCGCTCTTCCAAATTCGTGATTCTGTCGAGGACACCAACCTGCTTCTGCATCGCAAAGCAGCGCGCGAGCACTTCCTCGTACTCTACGACACCCTGATCAAACAACCACGCCAACACCTCGCGAAGTGAAATCGCGTTGAGGACTTCCGGAGGAAGCTGGCTGTCCCCTTCAACGCTGATCGGGTTGATCGTCTCGTCCGGCTCTGCGACCACGGGCGCTACAGCAGATGTAGTCTCCGGCGCGGGCGTCTCCACTGCCACAGGTGCTGCCACCGGTACTGCGACTGGCGCGGCCACCGGAGCTTCAACCGGAACTTCCACAAACGCTGTCACCGGGACTGCCACCGGAGCTGCCACCGGAGCTGCCACTTGGGGGGAGGCTACGCTCGGCTCATCAGCCCGTAGCGTGCACCCTGGAATCGCCTCGGTAGCAACAGAACCAATATCCGCAGCAAAATCGCTTGCAGCGTTTCCAGCCCCATTCCCATTCCCTGGAACCGCGACGATCTTGCCTGCGTTCTCCCTGAGCCACGCTTCCGCACGCGCCTGCTGCTCGGCTTTCGTCGGTCGACCGACCTTTCGCTTGACGACCGTGGTCGAGCTGCCGCCATCTGACAGCAATACAGCCTCCGGCTTCGGAATGCTGGAAGCCAACGGGGCCGCCGCACCACTGACAACACTCGGCGCAACGGGCGTTACAATGGGATTGACCGCAGCGATTGAAGTGGTAACGGGCTCGGCCTGCACAGGCTCTACCTGCACGGGCGAGGCCTTCACGGGCTCGGCCTTCCGGGGTGAAACTGTTGGAGCGGCCACTGGAAGCGCCGCCGGCGTCTCTACCCGGTACGGTGCTTGCCCAGAAAGGACGTCCGTCAGGTCCTTCTCGGAAACCGGAAGGGCAACCCTCGATGCCACCGGAAGCTCCAGCCGTTGCAGCATCACGAGAGCCTCCTCAAGGTTCACCACCTCGATGCACAGCTCCTGCTTCTCAAAATCAAACCGAATTTTTTTGATGGTTCCGAGGACGTCTGCGGTTGCCTCGAAAATTGTGACCCTATGCAATGCCATTTCAGACTCTCCCTTGCTAGCCCCTGTGCAGGCGCGGAACTGGCCCTAGAAACGACGAACGGCCTAAGACCGTCCAAACCATCAAGCGATTCGTTCATCGCTTCTAGGGCCATTCTGGCCTCGGGGCGTATGATACGCATCCATCGTCTCGAAAGCCACCCCGAAAAATTCAGAAAATCTAGACCACTAGATTATTACGCTCTTGGGCAGAAATTCGCACAAAATTCCATAATTTTTTTGCGTCGATATTTCCAGGGTCAGTGCACGGTGGGAGGTGTAGCCAAGTAACCGACACTGGATCGTACCCTTCGGAACAATCCTCGAGGTCCATCCGCAACCGATAATGCAGCATCTCGCACTCGAGCCAGGAATCTCCGTCGAGAACGCACACCAGAGGACGGCGCGATGTCACCAGCGCCTGAAGCTGGCCGGGGCTTGGCTTCCCCAAAAACGCCACCGCATTCGGCCAGTACGGCAGCGCATCAAAAATTCCCTCCACCAGCATCAGCGGAACGTCCGTGGTGATCCCGATAGCTGGCATATTGAACAGGGTGCTCTGTCGATCCATCCCCGTTGCCGTCAAATATTTCGGGTATTTCTCCGATTTGTAAGTCAGGCGAGCCGACCACCCCACCAACGTTCGCCCGTCCCTACCAAGCGCAGGCACAACAACTCGACCTGCACACCGCCCCTTCGTGCAGGCCCCAATGAACGCATCCTGAATCGTGGCCGCGCCAATCCCTCGGTCCGCAAGGTACTGCCGCGCACTTGCCAAGACCGAGGCTGAGGTTCCAGGCTCACGCCACAACGGGGTGTAATCTGGAGGCAGAGAAATGTCCGTGCGTTCGGGAGGAGCGGTCGACACGTTGATCGAATCCGCCTCGCTGGCGTACTCCTGCAGCGTCACCCGGACCTTGCACCTAAAACAATGCCCGTAGCCTGATTTCTGGTCGATGCCAAACGAGGCCGTCTTGTCGTGCCGGCCCACCACCGTCTTGCAGTACGGACAGTTGAAACGCAACCAGCGTGATCCCGTCGTGGTAGCGCCGGATACCGCCTGTCGCAACAAAGCCAGGTCGAGCTGTCTCCCGCTGGGGTCAGAAAGGAAGGTCTTGGTCGCCAAATGTGTCCCCTTCCGAGTACACCGCCTTGTTACTCGCGTTCAACATCGTCCG